GACGGCGAGCGGTCTGCTTGCCCGCCCGGTTTTTGGTCCAGTCACGCTGGAGGCCGAGTTCATACGCCGTGGGCATTAGCCGACCCCCTGCACGATGATCTGGTTCATGTTGGCCGTGGCGGTCATGCCCTCAATCCGCATCTGCTGGGCGAACTGCACCATGCTTGCGGCCTGATCGGTGGCGAAAGCCCGATTCGACTCCTCGCGGATGGCCCGGTAGGCGTTCGACCAGGACTGCTGCACTTCGATCGCTCGCCGCTGCTGTTCCTCGTACCACTTGCGGAGTTGGTCGTGCCACTCTTCCTCTTTCCGACGCTCCTCTTCGGCTTTGCGTCTGGCTTCATCGGCCGCACGTTCGGCCTCTTTCCGACGCTTCTCGGCCTCCTGCGTCTGACGCAGGCTTCGCTCCAGCCGCTGTAGGTCCTGAATCTGGGTCTTGAGCGATTCGACGGTGTCGCCGGTAAGCAGATTGAGCAGGCTACCGACGTTGCTTTCCAGCGACTGTGCGAGGCGAGACTGCAGGTCGCGGATCTGGCCTTGCACCTGCGTCAACGATCCGCTGACGTCTGTGAGGTCGAGATTGTTCTTGAAGGTCGTGCTTTTCTCGACGGCATCGGACAGGGCCGTGATGATGTACTCGCGGATCGCCTGACCGACTCGATAGGCGATGAACACCGTGCCGCCGATCGCGGCCAGTTTGCCGATGAGGCCCTGCACGACCTCGATCTGCTCGCCGTAGATCTTCTTGATGCCCTTGAGCCGTTCGCCGACGGTATTGAGTTCCGCGGCTTGTCGCTTGGTGGCCTCGGTCGCCCGATCAGCCGCACCCGCCATGCCGCCACCACCGGCCTCGACCTGGGCCTTCGCGGCGGCGACCTGACCAGCCACCTTGGACGTGTCGGTACCAACCTCGAGCGTGACCTTTGCGACGTTCTCGGCCACGGGTCACTCCTTACGCCACGGTCGGAACGTCGGCCACGCGGAGAGTGCCCGTCACGCGGACAACGTCGTCGACCTTCCACGACAGGTTGAGGCGATTCCAGAAAGCCGGGAACGTGTACGTGCGGCCCGTAGCGACCGTCAGGACGCACGTGTTGTCGGGCTTGCTGTCGGTCGCGGTGATGTTCCAAGTGGGCTTGGTGATGGCGCCAGACGCCGCCGTCAGGCCGGGCAGCGACGTGCCCGCCGCCTGCGTCAAGTTGCCCGAGCCGCTGAAGTTGTACGTCAGTTCGGAGAAGTCGCCCAAGCGGACCCGCTGCACCAGTCGCGGCGTGGTAATGTCGCCGGTGAAGGTTGGGTCGGTCGCCCCGTCCTCGACCATCTTGAACGTCGCCGCCGCCGCCGCACCCGTGCTCGGCATGGATGGTGCCGTGGCATCGTCGGCCTTGCAGGTGTACGTGCCCGACCACATGCCGATACCGCCGGGCATCCAGCGACGCCACGACGTACTCGGGTCCGTCGGGCCGGTTGCCCCGCCCGCGAAGTACGTAATGTCGATTTCCGGCCACGCAATCTCGATGCTCCACGCGTTGATGTACTGGACGTAGCCGCTCGCGTAGGTCACGAGGCTGGTGATGCCCAGCGGCGTCGTGGTCCGCGGCCAGATGCCCGAGAAGTCCACCGTGCCCGTCCGCAAGCCGTTGATGCGGCTGTGCATGTTGATCGCGGAGCCCGTCGCCTGCGTCACCTCGATTTCGTTCGACTCGAGGTTGATGGTGGCGAGGTCCGTGGTCATGCGGAGGGCGGTGCCGAGCAGATAGTGCAGGTCGCCGCTGCCCGCGGAGCAGGTCAGGTTGCCGGTTTCACTCGTCAGCGGATATGCCATGGGTGGTTCTCAGGGGTTCGCGGCAAGTGCCGACACTCGGAAGGTCGCCGTCATCGTCGCTTGGATCGAATGCTCGTCCGTCATCGTCGCGTCGTACGTGCGGACAAAGCAGTGCGACGCCTTGGCAGTGTACCCGTTGGTCGGCAGGACCAACAGGTGGCGGTGGAAGCCATAGGTCGGGATGCGGCCAGCCTGCAGGACGGCATTGCCGTGGAGCCGATCCATGACCGCCGTGATTCGGGTATCAAAGTCAGCCGACGAGGCGTAGTTCTGCACCTGGTCCCACACGGTGAACGTGGCCGTCGCGGTCCACTCGTCGGCCGTCAGCGAGTGGTCCTGCTCAAGGCGGACGCCGACCAGCAGGTACGGGTAGGTGATTGCCGCGGGCGTGCCGAACACGCTGTAGGCACCGCTGATGATGTTCCACGCGCCGGACTTGTACAGGCCGTCCGTGCCCGTGTCGGCCTTCACGCGGTCGAAGATGGCCTGGTAGATGCTGGACAGGATCATGTGGGTGCCCCCGGTGCAGGCCTGAAGGCCCGAGCGATGACGCTGCGGAATCCGTTGCGGAACGCCTTGACCATGGCGGACTGGTTCTCTTTGCTGGTCGCGGCGGGCCGTATGAACGGCCGGGCTGGGATGCGGACGAACCGCTTGAGTACGAACATCAGTTCCGAGCGGGCGTTCTTGCCCTTGGTGGTTCGCCACAGGAACGCGATGCCCGGATGACGCCCCTTGCGGAAGGTCAGGTTTTGCGTCCGCAGGTCCTTCGTGTTGGCCCGCATCTGTGCCGCCCGGTCGTTGACAGGCACGGTCAGGTACTTCTTGGTGCGTGGCTTCAGCGTACCGCCCAGTTCCTGTATGCGAGCATATGGGACGTTCGTCCCGACAATGGACCGGCCGTTCTTCGCGGGTGTGGCCGTGATCGACTGCTGCAGTTTGCGGGTGCCCGTGCCAGGCGGACCACCAGCGGGCGAATGGGCAAATCGCGTGGTCTTCACAAACGAGTTCTTGATGAACCGCACGCACTGCGTGGCCGCCCGATCGACGCCATGGTTGGCCGCATCGCCGAGCAGTTGCTGCAGCCGTGGGCGGTCCAGTTGCATGATGGTCTTGGTCACGCGGAGGGTCATCAGTCTTGATCTCTCTCAAGGGTGACCACGTAGACCACGCCCTGCAGGATCAGGTCTCGCGGCTGGCCAGCGACCCGGTACTGCACGCCGTTGATGATGACCTTGTCCTTGGGCGTCACGCCCCATGCGGCGCCGGCTGTCGTGACGGGTGCGCAGTACACCTCGAAGATCTTGGTCGTGGTGTCGCGGCCGTAGACCAGACCATCCGCCGCCGAGCCCGGTTGTACGCTGCACGCCACCGAGAACGACGCCGTGCCGGGAGATGTGCCACGCGGAACGCCGTCATTGGCCGTCGCCCATGTCGTCGTGTAGACGTCCATCGTTTGCTTGAGCAGATGCCACGGCGTGTTCGCCACGTCACGCCCTCCCGGTGTTGTACGCTCGGATCAGTTCCGCCTTGATGGCCGTGGTCTTGGCCGGGTCCATGTTCGTGTAGGAGTACCCGCCGAGGCTTTCGGACTGGATGCCCATGTTTCGGCCGCGGGCGGCATACGCCAAGTCCGTGAGCCGGTAACAGGCCATCTTGATGTCCGCCGGGATCGTCGCGTACCCGCCGGTGTAGACCACCTCGACGTTATCAAAGCCCTGGTCGAACCACGGCTGCACGCTGAAGGTGGCGTTGACCGTGCCAAACGCCGTGACTGGGAACCGGCCCATCTTGGGGTCGATGCGGGACAGCACGCCGCTGTCGCCGTTGACGCGGTACGTGTCGGCATCGAGTACTTCGGTGTCGCCGCCCGCCGTGTAGAGCGTGACGCTGGTGATGCTCGAAACGGGCCACTCGATGAGTTGGATCGTCGCCTCGTCCGTGCCGTCGTACCGCTCGGTCCTGCTGGTCGATTCAAAGCCGTTGGTCAGGTTCCGATCGCACAGACGCCTCACCTCCATCGACACCGCGTCCACCAGGACGGTCAGCAGGGCGTCCTGTGCGGTGCCGCTGATGCCGGCCCAGACCTTGTACTCGGCGATGCTGATGAGGCTGGCCATGAAGCCCGGCCCGTTGCTTTCGCCACGAGCCGAGGGTGTGTGAGTGAGAGAGAATCAGACGGACACGACCACGCGACCCAGCAGCGAGGACGAGTTGCCGAGGCCCTGCGAAGCCGACCGCTCGACTTCGGTGGTGCCGGTCACGCCCTGCGCACCGTGCAGGCCGATCCACACCACGCCGTACAGCGTGGCGCCCGCACCGGCCGTCGCCACCACGCGGAGGTAGCGACGCAGCGATCCGCCCGTGCGGAAGTGGAACAGCCAGCAGTCGTTGTCACCGCCAGCCGCCGTCGGCAGGGCCGTGCTGGTGAACGCAGCACCGGAAACATCGTCCCAGTTGCTGTTGTCGTTGCTGTGCTGGACCTTCAGCACCGTCGCGTCGGCCGCGATGTTGCCGATGGTGACGATGGCCGCCGCCTCGCCCAGACCGCCGAGAGAGGTCAGGTCGAAGGCGACGCCGCTGTTGGTCGTGCCGTTGATGTCGAGAGGGCCACCCGTCGAGGTGCCGCCCTTGATGTACGCGTTGAGGAGAACGTTCATGAGTCAGAGTCCTTTCGTGAGAGTCAGGGCGAATCAGTCACCGACGAGGCAGACCACCGGGCCGTAGGTCGAGCCGCGGCCGTCGCCGTGAATATCGACGCAGAAGCGGCTGGTGCCGCGGACGGCGATGCTGTCGTTGTTGAAGTAGAACTGGTCGGAGGTCTGGATCTCCAACTGGCGACGATCGCCCAGCATTGTGCCGCCGGTGAAGTCGCCGAAGTAGCACGACTTGATGTTGGTGCCGGTCGCCTTGGGCAGGACCTGCGAGAAGAACACGGGGTAGCCGAGGAAGGTGGCGTCGCCTCCGAGGCCGCCCATGGTCAGTTCCTTGAACTGGTTGGCGGTCTTGTCCACGCGGAGCATGACCTGCGCGAAGAACTGGCGGCTGCAGACGAACGCGAGGCGGGCCGGGTTGACGTTCTCGACGCTGCCCATGATCTGGGTGAAACTGGCCACGGTCATGGCCGACCACGCCAGCGACACGTCGATGTAGGCCGACGCCGGAAGGGCGTTGGCAAGGCCCACCTGGTTGGCGTAGGTCGAGGTGCCGTCACCGAGGAAGTAGGCGTTGTCCTCGGCGATCGCCTGCGATTCGGCGATGCTGCGGGCAACGTCGTCCGCGATGTTCACGGCCGAGTCGGCCATGAGTTCGCGGCTGATCTGGTACAGCACGCCGTACTTCTTGGCGGTCAGGGTGACGTTGTTGTACGAGTTGTCCGCCGGGGTCATCGTGCCGGTTTCGGCCACGGGGACCATCGACGCGAGACCCGTCTTGCGGGGCACCGTCATGACGTCGCGGGACATGGGGACCACGTTCGCCACCTTGCGGGCGATGCCGTACTGCTCGGTGAGGTACACGAGGTTCGGGAGGAACTCGATGGGGACCAGGGCGCCGCCCAACTGGTTGTTGAACTCCACCTGCGCCTTGCGGCAGATGTCGATGTCGGCACGCTTCTGAGAGCCGTAGTCGTACGTGCCGAGCAGGGCGAGACGGGCCCACGAACCGAAGGCCTCGGCCTGATCGGCATCGTGGAACACGGCCCGGCCGGACTTGATCTTGGCCTGGTACGCCTTCTTGATGTTGTTGCCGATGCTGAACCGCTGCGGCGTGCCGCCGCTGACGGGCTCGTCGTTGTCGGCGATGGCCGCGTGCGGGGCCTTGCTGCCCTTCACGCCGGTCACATCGTCGGCGACCTTGACCGCCGAGAACGTGGACCACACGGCGTCGACGTCGATGGCAGCGCCGTCGGCGTCGGTGAACTTGATGCCCTCGGCGTCCAACTTGGCGATGTACGCCTTCGCGGAGTCGATGGTGACTTCGCCGGTCAGGCCGTTGGCCTTGAGCGAGTCGATGAGAGTCTTGCGAGTAAGCATGAGAACCTTTCGCGGCTTGGCCGCGGAAATGGGGCTCTCTGCTCGGACTCGGCACGGCACGCGGCGCGAAACACTCGGGCCTGCGTGCGATACCTGCCGTGTGCAGGTGTATTCGGTTGAACCCGCCAGTGTGCCGTCGCAGCGCTGGCAGGGATAAGGAGGGAATGCGTCGTCAGTGTACCCGCGTCACCGCAGGACGATGGTTCGCTTTGCACGCACCCCGAAGTCGGCCATCACGCGGTCGGGCACCTTGGCCTCCAGCAGGGCCTTCCGGCTCTTGTCGGCAGCCGCCATGTCGAGCCCGCCGCCCGACACCATGCGACAGGTCACGTTCATCGGCAGGGCCGTGTACGACACCTCCAGCACCTTGCACCGGCGGACGATCGACTCGATGCCGGGGTACGCGACCGTCTCGGCGGCCGTCGGCGGGCCCCACTCGAGGGCCTCGAACCCGATCGACATGGCCAGCGTGCCCGCCTTGGCCAACGCGACGCAGGCCCGCACGTACGGGTTGGTCATGTCATCGTGGAACACGCCATGGCACAGCCATCCCGACGGGGTGAGTGACATGCTCCGAACCGTGGCAACGGCCGAGCACACGTCGTAGTTGTGGTCGACGAACAGGTTGCGGTTGACGCTCAGGTACGTCTGCATGTCGCAGCCGCTGGGCAGCACCACCTCCCGCTCGAGGTCGACCGCCGCCGTCGAGGCGTAGCAGATGACCTCCAGCGGCTGGCCCGCGGCCTGCTTGACCTTGGCCTTGGCGTGGTACGTCTGCTTGCCCGCCATCACGCCGATGGGGCTGTCGGCCTTGGTCAGGACGCCGGTGGCGATTGCCCTGCGGCGGATGGCCTGAACGATCTGGGTTGCACGGTCACTCGTCATCGACGTACTCCACGCCGGGCAGCAGGTCGCACCGGCAGTTCGGGTGTGCGGGCGGGGCCTGCCACGAGCCGCTGCCCGTGGAGAACGCTTCGCCAATCGGAATGTCGTTGGGGTAGGCCTCGCCGATGCCCTCGCAGATGGGGCACGGGCCGCCCGCGACGA